ATTTGATTTAGGACGGAGTTCCGGGGTGACTGACTACGCAGTCAGCACTATCAAGTTCTTGAGCGATTTAGTTCCTGAACTTTCTATCGAGCAGTTTATCAACCTCAAAAACGTCTCATCATCGTTCCTCAATATGATGTTCGACGTGGTTGTCAAAACATACTCTTGTGTTAAGAACAAGGAGGGTAGTCTTTTAAAAGCCCTCCTGTCTGTATATAATTTTTACTTGCGTACAAAGGAGACTGATAATCTCCTGTCGCTTTCCGTAGGATTTACAGACATGATGACATCTTTGTTCGACTTCAGCTTCGTGCCGGAAGCTTTATCTCTGGTACAAAAAACCGTGGTGCAGTATTTCACTTCACTACAAAAATATTTCGTTCGTGCGGAAGGTGCAGAGAATTCTGTATCTAAGTTCTGGGGACTTCTTGATTTCAAGGATAACCGGAACATTGTGAACATTTTGTTTGAGTTGACATCTGTCTCCTCCACATGTTTGCTGATCCACGAGCTTAGTTCCAAACTCAGGAACACTAAGACCCTTACGAAAATCATCGAAGTGGTCAACCAAGATCTACTGTCCCCTCATTCAGATTTGAGGCGAGGACTTAAGCGAGCATCCGAATGTGTAGCCCGTCTATTCGACTATATGGCATTAAACTATGAGCATATGATCAAAGGAGAATTCTCCAAGATTAGCTTTAAGTTGCCTGCTGCACTTATATTCGAGAATGATTACGCTGAATTCAGTGCGACTTTCGAGCGCATGGAGGCAAACCCGTTGTACCTCCAAGAGATAAATAAAACAACAGCAGACATGCGTGACGAGTGCTCTACACTAATAGCAAGAGCTAACAAGGAAATTGCCACCACAACTCAAGGTGCTGTAAAAGGCACTATGGTGCGCTACCTTGCTCGTCTCAACCATTGTATGTCCATTCTTCTGGAGAAGTTAAACCCAGACAACACAAAGCCGCAGCCTATGGCTGTGACTCTGGTGGGACCTGCCGGGTGCGGTAAGTCTACGCTGGCCACCAATGTCGGTAAAATCATGCAGTCCATTGCGGGCCGTAACATGAACGCTGATAAGATTAAGAACCGTGGAGGAGATCCAAAGTTCGAGCCAGCAATCACGACGGAGACTGAGGTCATTATTTATGACGACTTGGCCAACGATAGAAATATCAAGTTGGAAACAAAGTCTATCCTCGATATAGTCAACGTCAGCAGAGAGTGTATTCCTAAAGCCTCTGTAGATGAGAAGAACAAGCATAAGTACTCTAACATTGGTGCTGTGTTTACCACTAACGCCGAAGATTTGGGTATGAGCCAACTCAGCTCTGCAAGCCCAGAAAGTCTCCTGCGTCGTTTCGGCCTGGTAGTATCCCTCAAGGTAAAGGATGAATATTGTGTGGGCACCTCTGGTGTTCTAGACCGCTATCATCCCATATTCGAAGATGGAAAACCCAAGAAAGAAATTTATGAGGTAGTTCTGAAGGTCCCGGTGAGTTATTCTAAGGGACAGGTAGATTGGAAGATCATTGAAGATTGGAAGATCGACGGGCAATGTGACCTCCACTGCGCCTTGGTGTACATTAAATCGTACTTAACCAAGGAATGGGAACGCAGTACCTCTCAACATAAGATGAGGAATAGTGAGGAGTGTGTTTGTAGCACGTGTAGCTTGGATTACATCGCATGTACTTGCAGTGAATCTCCCGTCCAAGCTGAGGCATTACCAAGCCTCGATAAGTATTATGGCCAGTTTTTGCAAGGCCTAGGGAAAGCACAAGGAGCGGTTCAATCTTGGTATCACAGTACCGATGAATCAGCGTTAGCCATGACTGATATTCTACATGGGAAGTGGACCCGAGCCATGATGGCTCGGTACTCCATGACCTACGTATTCAGACTTTTGATGTGGATCATTATGCAACGCAACCTTGTGGGCACGCTATCGTGCCTTTATTTGTTATTTGTTACTATTGACTTGAAATTTTTGTATTTGTTTGCAGGTTTGTTAAGTATCTCCATTGGCACAGTATATCGTTCGGAGACTAAACCTTTGTATGTATTATTAATGTTTTTGGGCATGAGTGTTGGAGCCTTTGTTGCTCCTATTGTATGCACTCTTGTATTGCCTTTTGTTAGTGCGCTAGTGTGTTATAAACTAGCTTGTATTAGGGAACGTAATCGTTTAGTTGAGCAACATTTCCGTCAGCACTCGTTGATTAGACAGCATTACTATGCTCGTCTGAGTGTCTATATCGGAGTTACTTCCTCAGCCCTATTTGTTGTATTATATATGTTGAATAAAATTGTAAAAGTATTTTTCGGTCCAAAGACCGAGTCTCGTCGCAATGTAGCCAACGACCCGTATGACCCTATTGAGGTCAAATCAAATGCGGATAATCGTGGGCATTACTTCTACAAGCCTCGCGTGCATCATGATGCTACGTGTATGACTCGTTCCCAATTCGAGTCGAAGGTGAGTGACAAGACTTTGGTTGTCGAAGTGACTGGTTCACACGGTACCGTAACCGTGAGAGGGATCCCTACGGGATCGGAGCTGATCGCCCCGTACCACGCTTTTCCAGCGTCGGGTACCTTTGATATTGAGATCTGCGCAGACTACTCTAAGAGGACATCTGCGTATAGAATGAAGAACGTGCCTAGGGACTATTTGGTCCAATTGAAAGACCGTTCAGGAAATCCTGTCGATTTGTGTATGGTAAATTTAGCCAATTACCCTCGTCAGGCCTGCCTTATTAAACATCTTGCGGTTGACCAACAACCAATGCAAGGGGCAGGAGTGGAGATTGTTAAACAATTAGATGGCTCTACTAAACGTATTGAGCTAAGACTTTCTGACCGTATTCCCTTTACCGGGAATTCTTACAAGACTGCTGAGCACGGGAGGTTTTCAAATTACCCCTCCTATACTTGTTTCTCGCAGACGGAGAAGTCTGAACAGGGCATGTGCGGTTCGCCTGTTCTCTCAAAAAATACTAACTGCATTTTAGGAGTCCACATTGCTGGCTCCGGTTCCAATACTTGGTTTGCGCTCCGTGTGACTCAGGACATGATCCTAGCAGGTCGCGAAGCATTAGCAGCCCAAGCCACAACTTTTCTAGCTCATGCCAAGCCGGAAGCGTTTGTTGTCAAAAATGATCTTCAAGGACTCGAGTTTGAGGACGAGATCACGACACGCGCAGTGGATGACATCGGGGTGGTATTATCACCCTTGTGTCAGATCGGAACTATCTATAAAGGCGCGTCCCTGTATTCAGATCGCGCTGAAAATTTTTACTTCCCCAACATTAATCCCAAGTTGGAGGAAGCGTTTGGACCGAGGCAAAGCCGGCCGCCTGTACAGGTGAATGGAACGGAACAAATTAACTCGACACTAATTAAGTTGAATGATCCCAAGTTTGATGTACCGTTAGATCTATTAGATCGCGCGGCGAAGGACTATTTAGATGGGGTTGGTGGGACAGACTTTAACAGCATTATCGCTGGTTTAAGAGATGGAGATGAAAATTTCTTCTCGGTCCGTCCTGTAGATCAGGCACTGAAAGGTGATGAGTCGGGAATTGTGCGTGGAATTAACAACGCGTCGTCCGCCGGGTGGATTTATGGCGGAAAGAAAACGACCCATTTTGACATGTCTGTGGATGGAGATCCGTACTATGAAAGAGTGCTACTCCCCTACATGGTTGAAGACCTCGAGAACCAAGAGGCTCAGTGGAGACGTGGCGAGGGAACTTATGATCCCTTCAAGCGTTGTTCTAAAGCTAATGAGTTGCTGCCCTGGAATAAGGCGGCGGAAAAGACACGATCTTTCTACGGAAATGACATGATCTTCTTCTTGAACATGACTCGCGCTATTATACCACTGAAGCATGTCCTACGCAAGGATAAGGAGCACTCGGAGTGCTTCGTTGGACTAGCAGCACAAGGTGCTGAGTGGGGTAAGTTAAGAGACTTCCTTACTAGGGATGGTAAGTATAAGAACTTCCTCTGCGGAGATTTTTCGGGTTATGACACCCAACTACCAAAGGCGCTCTTAGACAAGGCGGCTTATATCCTTCTAGAAATGGCAAAACGCGGCGGAATGGGTGAGTCTGACCTACAATTCCTACGCGGTGCTCTCTCTTCAGTTGTCTCGCCAGTATTGCTCTGGCAAGGACATGTACTTGAGGCGGCCAATGGACAACCATCCGGACAGCCACTCACTGTTGAGATCAATAGCATTGTCAACTCTCTTTTAATGCGAATGACGTATTTCCATATCATGGACGTTCACTACCCTCACCTCTCCAAGAGTAATTTCAGGCGCTTCACCAGACTCGCCACTTACGGAGATGATAATGTGTTAGGAGTAGATGATAGGATCCCTATGTACAACCACACAGAAATCCAATCTGTGTTGGCCACGTGGGGTATCAAGTACACTATGGCTGATAAAGAAGCGGATTCAGTTCCGTACCAGTCACTCGCTCAGATTTCCTTCTTGAAGCGAGCATTCGAAGACCACCCAGAACTTGGTGTGGTCGGGCCCTTAGAACGAGAATCAATTGTCAAGGGTTTCTATTACTGGGTTCGTCCCAAAAACACTCCCCTCAACTTCCCAGAGCAATTTGAGGCGCTAGTCGCGTCGCAAGTTCGGGAAGCGGCTCTTCATGGACGCAAGTTCTACGAGGAGTTTTGCAATGGTGTGCGCCTTCTTCAGGAGGGTTCACTTGAGATGAAAAAGGAGTTCCATATCCAGTGGAATGACTTCGATCTCCCGTTGTACGAGGAATTAGTAAGTGACCTTAAGTGGGCTTATGAAAAGAGTGATTAAGTGAATAAACACTATAAAATAAATTTTGATAGTGAGATAACACTTTAAAATCACAATTTTGGTCCTTTTGGACACTCTTTACTGGATGGGAGAGTATAAATACACAGTCTAGACCCCGCCCGTCAAGCGTGGTATAAGCTAAATTGGCATTGGTGCAGGATATTGTACGGTACTCTTAGTGGAGATGGATAGCACTTCCTTTGAGTATGACGCGGCCTGTATTGATTTAAGGTGATTTATCGTATTTACGGTAGACTTTAACGAGTCGTCACCAAAGAACCCTCTGCACTGTGTGGGTCGATGCTCCCGCCAGTGTATGTAAATAAACTGCATTTCTAAACAATTTTTAAATTTTCTAACTAGTGCACCGAAAGTGCACAATTATGTGTTTTTGTTGACCACCATTCTGTGGTGGTTTGTATATATTGTAAATAAACTGTTTTCCGTCCCTCTCTTATCCCTGGAGGGAAAGGTTGCTAAGTGCCAGCGATTAGTTTCAATGGCACCCAGAGTAATCGTAGGAAATTTTGACGGACTTGACTTTGTATCAACTGAAGAATTCTTAACGGAGCTTCGACAGAGCATCAAGAGTCTGGAGTCGGCAGTTGTTAACCCATTTCTGGCCACAAACACGCGGTTGGACGTAGTGCTGTCCCGTGCGCGAGATGTTGATACACGTATCACTCTCGGTTACCGCACGGATTTTGTTCGTAAACAGCCCTTCGGCATACTGGTGGCAGGACCACCAGGCAGTGGGAAGACCTTTGGCTCACAAAACTTGGCTATACGCCTCTACAATCTAAACCATGAGAAGCCTGCTACAAAGCAGGATATTGTGGTTCTCAATGAGGGAGACGAGTTCCAATCGGAATTTCGTTCTTGTCACCGGATCGTATTGTTCGATGATCTAGGCGCCACTAAAACTAGTGTGGTTGCAACGGATCCTTTCCGGAAAATAATTGACTTTATCAACAACGTTCCAAAAACTGCGTTAAACCCTCACCTCGATCTTAAGGGTAACGTCTGGATCAATCCAGATATAGTTGTCGCTACGACGAACCTGTTCATACCATTTGCTTCAGGAAACAATGTCAATAACACAGAGGTCATCCAATGTGTATCCGCCATTAATCGACGCTTTCCAGTGAAGATTTGGCAACAAGGATTTGACGAGTTTTATATCGTAGATGATCGCGACACGAAGATGGGTTATAAAAGAGAAGACGGGGCCCATTATAAATTTCATTATACTCGTCTAAATGCTGAACAGCTCTATGAGAGGGTCAAGGAGATCTATCTAGAGCATTGTGAATCTCAGGAGAAATTTGTGGAAATGGTCGAAGACCAGGTCCGTCCTGAGGGTTTGTATGGTACTGCAATTAAGTTTGCCGCCATTACATCTCTTCAAGCTATCGCTCGACTCACTATATCTTTGGAAGCCAGAGATGGAGATGAGGGATTAGCTGCACTTTTAGTTGCATTAAGACGCTTTGTGGCAACACCACTTCAAGCGTTGAAGAGGTCATCACAGTCAGAATTAACCACGCGGCTGATTGCTGCTGGTCTGTCTAAAGGTGATACCCATAGGTACAAGAGTACCCTTGAGAAGTTATGTAAGTTCGGTCCCGTACTTTATCGGGCCCATGTTACGGAGCAAGATTTGTTGGAGCTCCGAGTGGTGATTGATATGATCGCCCCAGTCATAGAGCAAGTCGCTCTTAAGACTGTTGTACGACCTCTGCCATATGAACTAGGCTCTATCGTTTATGATATCCTTAGTTTATTATTTCCTAAAGTTACGAAACTTATTATGGAAAAGGTGCCTTCTGTTAGTTTGAAGTCACTGCAACTCACTAAAGCAGTGAGTGCGGAGGGAGAATTACGTTCGAAAACGCTGAG